CTTTGTTTAAAATCGGTATAAATGTGTTCAAAATTTGGATTATTATCATTAAATGGATTTGTTCCTGTAGAAAGAGTTGTCGTAATATAATTACTAATATTAAAATAATTACTATTATCTATTGTTTCTAAATTTGAATAATTTGTAATAGTAATATTACAAGAAACCGTTGAAGCGATATTATATTTATTTGTATATGTATAATCAAAAAGTATATTACTATTATCTTCTATATTAAAAACCGAATTGTTATATATTACAAAACTTTTCTCAACAATATCACTTGGTCTTATATCATCGTTGCTACTATAAAATATTTGTTTAGGTATTATATTAAAATTATTATCACGTGTTAATTTAAATTCATCTTTTACACTATCTGTCGTAATATTAAAATTTTGATTAAAAGATAAATAATTTATATTTAAATTACTAAAGAAATATGGATAATTAATATTAGAATGTACTGAAATATATGACAAATTCTTTGATATTGTATTGCTTGTTTTAAATATAAATTCTTCGTCTTTAATATTATTTGATGTAATAGGATTTAAATTGTCATCTACAGAAGGCAATGTAGATATATTTTGTTTATATAAACTGAAATATTTTTTATTATTATTATTCCAATTGGATGATAATAAGTCAATTGATACATTATTATAATCTATTTTAACAACACTATTAAACATATATTCATAACTATATCTACTTGTAATTGCCATAGGAACAGTATCATAATCGCTTTTTATTACAAATGTTTGATTATTATCTGTTAAAAAATTTTCGTTAAATCCAAAACGTGCACCTCTACGTTTATCTTCATTATATTTGAATGCATCTATTGTAAAAACATTAGTTAATATTGGTCCATTAATAGTATTATTTGGCAATGATGAAGATACATCAATAGTAAATTTATGATTATTATGAAAATCACCTCCGGAAATAGTGTGATATACATTTTTACCCTCTGAATTTAATAAATTAATAGAAGCAGGGTATTTATTATTTGTAATTTGTAAACCATATTTTTCATTACCATCAATATGTAATAAAATATTAGAACTTTTATCAGTACCTAGACCAAGATGTGCTATAGTACTATTGGCGTCCCCATTATCACTAACTTTATTCATAAAACGTAAGAAATTTTTATAAGCGTTATTATTATATACATTAAAATCAAGAGACGTATTGCTATTATTATTGCCCACACTTATTTGGATAGAATTTTTAATATTATTTACTTTATCTTGACTATCATCTATTAATTGCAAATTACTGTTATAAATAGCAAGTTCTATCATAGAATAGCAAATATTAGATTTTGAATAAGTAATAAATTTAGTTACAGGATTATCATCATTCATATTTTTAATTATTACAGGAATCTTCTCATTTTCAACAGCATCTATTATGATATTTTCCGTAGGTCTCAAAATATCAATAGACATGGCTATTTTATTATCTGATTGAGAATATCCATTATCAATATCACTTGAACTCGATATATAATTTATATATTGATTTACTCTTTGTAAATTTGACGATAATGCTTTCATTGTAAAATTAAAATTACATCCGTCATTATCTAAAATATTGATATTACCATGAACATTTAAATCCCCATATATTGTCATTGCGGATTTATCATCGTATGATATCTCAGGTTTATTTACATCTATATGATATTTAGAAGTTTCTGTATCATAATAAAATGACATACCATACGACGTAGGTTCTACTGTTTTATTAGTATACCCTATTTGTAAAGGACCTACTCTCATATAATCTCTTGCGTCTAGATCATTATATTTATGATTTTTATAAATGAACCATTTTTCATTATTTCTATCTTGATTTATATCTCTATCATATTCGCATATATCAATACCGCTATAATCTGCGTTATTAAAAAGACCTCCTCCTCTAACTCCTCTATAAATACGTATAGTCGAATAATTATAATCATTTGTAAATAAGTTTCTTATTTGTAAAGGCGCGACGTTTTCTTCACCATTCCAACCAATAGATATATTTTTATTAGTATAAAAACTATCGGGAGTACTTGTTTGCTGAAGTGTTTCTAATAATATGTTATTTTGATAATATAAATCAGCATTAATACCTTTTTTAACATTTAGACCTCTCATATCAGAAGCAAATGACAATAGTTCGTTATAGTTAATACAAAATTTATCAGTTGTAGAATCATATAAATTAAAAAAGTTTTTATCATTATTATAAATAAAATTTTTAGTTCTTTTAAAATTATTATTTTGAGAAACATAATAATCGTTTGCCGCTACAATACCATTAATATCTAGTGAAAACATATTATCGGGAATTAATTTATTAATACCAACTTTTCCTTCTAATAAAGATAATGTCGGAGGTGTATTTTGTAAATTAGGAAGATAGCGATTTGAAGTTAATATAGATATATCAGTTGATGGGTAAAAATATATATTATTTTTTTTTCCTGTTACTTTATTTGTATTAAATATTAAACTGTTATCGTTATAATCAAGACGTGACAATCTTCCAATATTTGCTATATAATTTTTATTCTCTAATGTATTTTTTAATAATATATCAAAATTATTACTCGTAGTTCTATCATTTTTAGTTATATTTAGAATACCATCGAAACCATCGCTACTTGTGAGCCCTAATCCTAATTTATTTGGAAAATTAACATTACAATTAGCATCAAGAGATGCTATATTACTGCTAATATAAACAAAAATATAATTACTTCCATCTACTAAACTTTTCTCAAAATTACCAGTAAAAGTATCAGTAGTATTTAATGGAGTTACACGTATATTATTAATAAATAAATCATTGGTTATATTTAATTTATTTATATTAATATTTTCTACATTATCAAAATCTACATTATTGTTAAAAGATACACTACCGTCAAATATAGAATGGTTGCTAACATTTAAAAATTTAGTTGTTAAATTACATCCTATTATAGCATTATTATCAATATTAATATTATTTGTATTTAATAATTTAAGAATAGATAAATTATTAGTAAATCTATACAAAGAATCTGTAAAATCTCCACCATTTATTTGTGTGGCATTTAGAGAACCTAAGCCCATACCGCGAATATATATATCATCAAGGTGTTTATAAGTTTTTGTTTGATAATCATATAATAAAATATCATCAAATGTAGACAAACCTTTTACTTCTAATTTAGATTTTTCATTTAATTCTATATTATTTGTGCTATTATTTGTAAAATTTTTTTTATTATAGATTTTAAAACTAGTATAATTTGTACCTATTCCTACATTATTATTAGCATCAATAGTCATCGCAGGAATATTGGTAGTATTATATATGGGGAACGATTTAGTACCGTATGCCATATTAATATCTGCCGATGAACGACTTACGTGAAATTCAAGAGGTACTCCTTTTGTTGTAGATATAATAGCAGGGGATATATTACTTCCACCAATAATACCCATACACATTTTAACAGGTTCTTCGCTGTTATTTGTATCATTGCGTATAGAAATATGCATACTATTAAAATTATTATTTGGTGTCGAAACAATATTTAGAGGATGAGTATTTTTAAAGGTATCAACATGTCCACCAAAAGTAACATAATTAGGTGTAAAAATATTTTTAACATCATAATTAATATTATATAGATTGTTATAATTTGTTATATATCCTGTTTGAAATGGTTGTGATACAACAAGATCATTGGTTTTAACTATAAACTCTTTAATTAAATTACATGTTATGGGATTAGTATTATCTATTCTAATATTACTTAGTTCTAAACCAGCCGCTTTAATAATACCAGAACAATAGATATTTTTATCAACATATAAGGAAGTATCGTGAGTCAAATTATTACGCGCCAAATTTCTTGAAGCATTAACAGCAGTACCTTGAGTATTTACTATAAGATTCCATTTAACATTTGAAGTATCTCCTGGAATATAAGTTTTTTCACCAACCACTAAAAATTCATCATTTGTTAAATTTAAATTATTTATATTTTTTGCTTCATTTTCGTCATCAAGTTGAAACCCTATAGCAACCGAATCAAGTTGTATTAGAGGAGCTGTTATATCAGCACTCATTTACTATCTTATTCTATTTAAAAGAAAAATACATTTAATATTTATATATATATAAAAAATGATATATTATTAATTATTGTTAAATAATTAAACATGAAAAGAATTGATAATATTCACAATAAGACAATGGATATAGACATTGAGAATCAACCGTATAATTCTAAAAATATCTTATTAAACGAAGATGATTTATATACATTATTGAAAAATAACGGTTTGTCTGGTTTAAAAATAAAAAATATTAATTTATATCGCGTAGCATTCGTTCATAAATCATATTGTACGATGAAAAATACAGATTTTAAAAAAAGTAATGCTAATTGTCCCAATGATTGTTTACCATTACAGGATATGTCGTATGAAAGATTGGAGTTTTTAGGAGATTCTTTATTGGGAATGATTGTAGCAAATTATTTATATAATAGATTTCCCGATCAAAACGAAGGATTTTTATCTAAAATTAGGACAAAAATAGTAAATGGAAAAATGCTTGGATATTTATCCGATAAAATAGGATTACCGAAGTTTGCCATAATATCAAAACAGGTTGAAGAATCTGGAGGAAGAAATAACTATAAAATAATGGAGGACATATTTGAGGCATTTTTAGGGGCATTATATTTAGATTTTCAAACAGATAATGATAATGTTATTATTCCAAATATAAATATAAATCCATCATCTGGTGCTGGCTATTTTGTCGTAGAATCATGGCTTATATATATTATAGAGAATTATATAGATTTTTGCGAACTTATTAGAATTAAAAATAATTACAAGGATATGCTTGTATCTCATATGTTGCATTCTTTACAAGATACTCCTCAATTTAAGGAATTAAATGTAGCGATTAAAGATAATATAAGAGTATTTACTTATTGTGTTAAAGATAAAAATGGAAGCATTATTTCGACGGCTATAGGAAATACAAAAAAGGAGGCAGAAAATAATGCTTCTAAAGAGGCTCTTATATATTACAAAATAAATATACAAGAATACAATTCAAATATATAAGAATACAATTCAAATATATAAGAATACAATTCAAATATATAAGAATACAATTCAAATATATAATTATTTATAATTAATATATGAATATTACACATTTAGTTTTATCAGGCGGAGGTATGAGAGGTGTAATATTTGTAGGTGCGTTACGATATATATATATTAATAATATAAATAAAAATATAAAACATATTGCTGGATGTTCAATAGGGGCATTCATTGGATTGATGATTGTTTTTAAATTAACGATTGAAGAAATGGAAGAGATATTATATATTTCTAAAAATGATAGTGAATTATGTCATTTATCAATAAAAAAATACATTAAATTAATTACAGAATATGGTTTATTTAATACAGAAATTTTTATTAAACATTTGAAAAATGTTGTAAAAAAAAAATATCCGGAAATGTGTTTATTAAATGAGTATAATACTCAAGATATTTCAGAAACTATTACATTTTCACAATTATCAAAAAGTTTTGGTATTAATATATATATATCTTGTACTAATATAAATACATGCAAAAACGAGATTTTTTCTATTGAAAATACTCCTAATATATGCGTATATAAGGCATGTTGTGCGTCAATGGCTATACCATTATTATTTAAACCTATTAATATAGATGATTATTACTATTATGATGGTGCGTTAACTAATAATTTTCCTATAAAAATATTTGCGAATGTTCCAAAAGAAAATATAATTTGTATGATTTTATATAAAGAAGAAGATAATAATAATAATATAAATGAACCTGTTAAAAATATTAATTTAATATATATTATAAAACAGTTGATGACTATTTTAAATATATTAAGAGTAAAACAGGTTTTATTAAAAGAAATTCAAGATAGTAATTGTATTGATTATTATAATCCTAAGAATCTTGTATTAAATAATGCTATTAATATTACATTTAATAGAAAAGGTATGAAATTACATGTTACAAATAAAGAGATGGATGAAATGATATATGTTGGTTTTGAGAGTATGACTAAATACATTGAAGAAAGAAATAGTAAATATATATACGATAATAAAAAAAGGGCTGATGCTATTCTTAATTTTTGATAAGTATTTTCTTATTAATATAATAAGGTTTTTTATTAATTATAGTAGCCTTTGGTGGTAATTTATTTACAAAAATATTATTAGGAGCGTTTAATAAAATAGGTATAATTGTATTATTTGTTAAATTCTCTAAGAACATTGCATTATTATTTTTAGCAAACGTATTTTCATATATAGCATTTTTAAACAATTTAACGAAAAATCCTACACTATCAGAAGGTAAATTGTTATCTACAGATATCCATGATTTAGGTTCTATATTTTTATTTTTAAAAGCATTAATTAATCTAACATAGTCGGCTTCAATTGTAGATATATTTGATGATATTAATTTTTTAGCAAAACCAAAATCATAGATAAACATAGTATATTCGCAAGATTTTAAATAATAACTATTACCATATATATTATAATGATGATAACTGTTTTTATTAATTCCATAATTTATTTGATATAAAAAATTACCCCAATGACAATCTCCGTGAACATAACCTAGATGATGAAATGTCGATATAGATAATATAATTTGAATAAAAACATTATATAATATGTTATCATTTTTAAGAAATAATTTGTTACTACATAATTGTTTTAAATCGCCTCTTGCTAATTCATTTAATAAAACATAGTATTTTTTGTTGACAACAATATCAGGTAGATTTTTATTAGTAATTTTATCGCACATAATAACTTTATATGTAAGAATAAAATGTCTTGAACACATAGTTTTTACAATTTTATCTGTTATTTTTAAATTAGTATTTGCTTCAAACAAATTTACACTATTATTAATCATAATTTTTGATGCTATAGGAAATTTGCCTATCTCTTTTCTAATGGCTGTGATATAAATATATCCGTATTTGCTGATAGAACCAAATTTTTTAGTAAGAAATATTGTATCGTTAATACTATAGCCTTTGTTATTATTACTTTTTTTAGAATTAATATCATACTCTACTAAACATTGATTATTACTAATGTTTTTTAATCTTTCTATTATATGATTGTAGTAGAAAATTCTTTGTTTTAAATTGTATTTTAAATTTTTATTTTTAAAATATTTAATTAATAATTCTGGTATTTTTATATTAGATTTATCATATGTATCAATAAGTTTGCTATTCATTGAATTTGAAAAATTATTTTTTTTTGAAATATTATTTGTATTATAAATATACGATTGAGACATTATATTATTTATCTTCTATTTATAAAGCAATATTCTAATATAATAATATAATAGATTTAATGAATAATAAAGAAGATAAAAGATCTAATACAGAACCTTATATATTTATAATAGATTTGGACGGAACAATAATAGGTGATTGTAATTATCAATGTGATTTATATAATATTATTGAATTAATAAAAAAAAATAATATAAAAAATTTAAATAAACATAAACTATTATGTAATAATTATTTAAAAGAAAGTTATTCCGACAAATCCTTATTAATAAGACCATACTTTTTTACATTTATAGCGGCTATGAAAAAACAGTATCCATTGTGCTATTTTTACATATATACGGCATCGGAGAAAAAATGGGCTAATAAAGAAATAGCGATAATAGAAAAGAATAATAATTTTAAATTTGATAGACCGTTATTAACGCGCGATAATTGTATAATAGATAATAATGGAAATATAAAAAAATCTATTGCCAAAGTATTGCCATTAATAAGTAAAAGTTTAAAAATACCTAATAAATATGATATCAGTAAGAGACTATTAATAATAGATAATAATCCAACATTTATAGATTATACTGAAAATTTATTAATATGTCCATCATATAATTATATGAAATTTTATGATTTGCGTGAGACTTTACCGAATAATCATAAATGCGAAGATTTGAAAAGATATATAGATAGATTAATTAAAGAAAAAAGAATAAGTAAGATATCAAATAAGACTACAGAAAATTTAGAGAAATTATATAAATGGTTATATAAAAAATGCAAGAGAATAAATAAATACAATTCAAAATATAATAATGATACTTTTTGGAAAGATTTAATAACACTTATTAAAAATTATAATATCACATCATATACACCTAAAATAGTAGCCGAAATTCAAAAAAGTATTAATAAAAATAATTAAAAATAGTAAAATTATTGAGTAAATAAGGATATGAATAATATATATTAATATATGATATATATAAGTTTTGATATTGGGGTTAAGAATTTGGCGGTATGTATAATAAAGAAGACGGATATATTAGAAATTCTCGATTGGCGCATAATAGCATTAGCATCATCAAAGAAAGAGATTAAAGGGATAGAAGATATATCCGAAAGAATATATATTGAGATGGATAATATAATAGGAAATCTCAAGAATATAAATATAAATATGATAGAATATGTTTTAATAGAGAATCAACCATCTAATTTAAATGGAATAATGAAGACTATTCAACATATAATATATGGTTATTTTAGTTTAATTAAATATTGGGATAAAGAGGTCGGGAATGTAGTTCTTGTAAATGCTTCCTTAAAAACAAAAAATCACAAATATATAATTAATATTGAATCCGACGATAAAGGCGATGTTAAAAATAAGAAAGGTTTTAGACGTGATAAATATAAAATGAACAAGATGCTTAGTATAGAATTATGTCGCGAATATATAAGTGAAGATGAACATTTAAAAAAGATATTTAATGAAAATAAGAAGAAGGATGATTTGAGCGATGCGTGTTTACAGGCAGTTTCATATATTAGAAGTAATATAAAAGATAACATTGAGAATAAATATAATAAAATATATATTAGAAACATTGATAATAATGAAGATAATGAAAAAAAAGAAAAATCCTAAAATATTGATAATATTAATGTATAGTAATCGTGTTATGAACAATATTGATAAAATGCGTTTTAAAAAATCTATAAGAAAGGCGAGATTATGTTTTAGATATTGGTATGATGAAGACGGTATCATAGAATTGCTTAATAATCTCGGGGATAAATTGGATGCGATTATAATTTCTGGTTCTGATTATCGCCTAGTTAATAGAAGATCACCCAAAGTTCCTGAGATAATATTTAAGCATGCTAACAAGATACATATTTTGGCAATTTGTTACGGAATGCAATATATCGCAATAAGATTTGGGAGGTTATCTAATGTCAGAACGAGAGACGTAGGATATATTAGAAACTATGATAAACCTTTAAAAATAAAATATCCTTTTGATATTATAAAAACTAAATATAGATATAATCACAATGATATAGTTACTAAAGTAGGCAAAAATATAAATGTTGTAATGAAAAGAAAAAATATGATAGACATATTATATTATAAAAAGAAAGATATATTAGGGATACAATTTCATCCAGAATATTATAAAAAATCAGGTAAATTATTTTATAACGCTTGGTTATCGTGGCTATCTAATAGAAATAACTAAAAATTATTTTTTTCTCTAAATGCGTATTAATAAACATTTAAAAATTATAATAGATATATAAACATTTGATACCCAAATAAATATATAATATGGCTTTACTATCAAATTATAATAATAGAAATAGTGATTTAATAGAATTGAACAAAGATAGTTTTAATACACCGTCTTTTGATTTTAATATACCAATGAACAAACAGTCCAGTATTGGTATAAATAGCGAATTATTTAATAAAAAGAAAATAAGTGACGATGTTATATCAATGTCGTCAGGTTCTTCTAACGGAAGTTCTTCAGGTGGTAAAAAAAACTATATGAAAAATATAGGTAATATTTATCGTAATAAAGATAAAATTGGTAGGGTTACAAAAATAGAAACTGAAAGCGATAGTGACGAAAGTAAAAATAGTGGTAAAAGTCTATACAGTTCAAAAAGTTCGCAAAGTGGAAAAAAAAAGAAATACGATTATAACGCAAGCGATTGTACAAGTGAAAGCGGGCGCAGCGAAGGCAGTGAAGAAAGCGAAGGAAGTGAAGGAAGTGGAGGAAGTGAGGGCAGTGGAGGCAGTGAAGGAAGTGAAGGAAGTGGTGGCGGCAAAAAAAATAAACATAATAACAATTATAAAAATAATAGTTTTTTAAGCCCTAAAGAAATAATTAAAAACGAGATAAATGAAAAGAGAGAAATAATATATCAATTAGACAGATTAGAATCAAAGGGGTTTAAGATACCTTTTAAATTCAATATGAATTCAGATATTGAAGAGATGAGAACTGAATATAATAGAATTATAAGGGAAAAAGAACTAGATGGTAGTGTGAGATTTCAGCAAAAAATGTTAATGGCTTTTATTTCAGGAACTGAATATATTAATGGGCGATATGATCCATTTTCAATTAAATTAGACGGGTGGTCAGAGCAAGTAAATGAAAATATCAATGATTATGATGATATTTTTGAAGAATTACATTATAAATATAAGGCTACAGGAAAGAAAATGGCACCCGAATTAAGACTTTTCATTTCTTTATCGGGAAGTGCGTTTATGTTTCATTTAACAAGTCGAATGTTTAAAGAACAACCATTGCCTGATGTTGAAAATGTATTACGTTCTAATCCTGAATTAATGAAACAGTTTCAGAATGCGGCAGCGAAACAATATGTAATGGGTAATGCTCAACAACAAATACCACAAATGTCTCAAAATAGAGGTTCGAGCAATGATAATATGGGATTATTTAATATGGTTAGTAATTTATTTGGTTCTTTAAATAGCGATCCTGTACCTTCAAATATGCCTCAATTTACACAAAATAAAACTATTCCATCACAATATAATGAGAAAAAACAATACGATGATATAGATAATATAATTAAAAATGTTCATAGCAAAATATCAATAGACGATACTGATAATAATATAGAAACTCTTTCAGTAAGTGACGAAGAAATAACATCAATAATAGAAGATACAGCGGATATTCAAATATTAAAAGGGCGCGGAAGACCAAAAAAAGGAACACGAACACTAAACATATAAATGTATATAATATATAAAAAAAAGTTATTATCTATTTTTATCTATTTTTTCTAAGATTTGATATTTTTTTAGCAGATTTATTAACAAAACTACCGACTTCTTTAACAGATTTGACTATTCTTTCTGGCGTCTTTCGTAGAGATTTCATGGGATTACGGATTGTATCTTCAACTTCTTCTTCAAATACCTCTATTTTAGATAAAAGATTGCTTAGCGTACTTAATAATATAGGTATTATTATAATAGTGAATAGAAGAGTTAAGAAGAGGAAGAGGGATATCATAGTACCTACAGATATAATATCGCGACTTAAATCTTCCGAACATTTGCATTTTTCATTAGTTAAATATCTAACATAATCAAACGCATAATATATATATACTACAAACATTAAGAAGAATACGAATGTAGCGATTGATAATAATTGAACTACGACATATCCCATACTTTTAGCTACACTTTTAAGAGATATTATAGATGTTATTATAAAATAACCGAGAGCTATAATAGTGAAGTTCTTGATAAAATCTTTGTTGGGATGTTCTGAACATTCGCACCCCATATTCTCGAGTTTATAAATATAACTGAGAATTATTAATAATAATATAGCAAAAATTGCTTGGATTATGGCACTACTATAAAAAGATAAGTTATTTTCGCTTTCTTTCATTGTACTATTTCTTACTCTATACTATTATATAGAAATAATTTTTTATAATTCAATAATATTATAAATAAAAAATTTTGTAGAATTATCTAAGTTTTGAATATCGATACTTTTAATTTTATCAATTATAGATTTATATTTTATAACAGATAATATTTTATATAATTGTTCTAATAAAATATCTATAATATATTTATAGATAGAGGTATTATATATAATAAGGATATAATCAGCAATATTATTTAGTAATATTATAAGGTGTTCGTGTTTATATTTAATCCATATCTTATTAATATTATTTATTCCACGCTTCCATTTAGTATATTCACAATACATTTCGTATTCATCATTCAATATTAGAAGATTGTTTTCATATATATATTTAGGAGGGTCCCATTCTTTATTATTTATATAATTATCCCAAAGATTATCTATCATTGTTTCTAAGTATCCCTTATCAAATAGACTTAATAAATTAATATATATTTCATTATCACTTGTTTTAATATAATTCCATATTATCATAAATACATCGTCTATATTATTATTAAGACTGATAATTTCCTTTATTTTTTCATATATATTATCTTTGTTTTTAATACTAAGTTTATTTAAATTACCTATCAAACACCTTTTAAGTTCAGATTTCTTAGTAAAGTCGGGTATTATAATATGAAATCTTGATTTATTCTTAGGTTTATTATACTTATCTTTATTATTATATATTTTTTTAGCCCATATCATTTTAGGGTCATAATAAGAATTAAAGCACGAATACGTATTTTTAATATCAACGGCTTTATCCAAAATATTTTGCGGTATATCTATGGAATTATAGATATATCTAAAATTATCTATATTAATCTTAATGATTTGTTCGTCCATTATATTTTATTATTGTAAATAATCTTATATATTGATTAAATAATAATATAATATTGCGAATATATCTAAGTTATAATATACATAAGGCAAAAACAATAATAGTTAATAAAGTATTAATGAAGAGTGAGATAATTAATAAATTAGACGAACTATATTCAAACTATCTTGTATATAGAACTATAATTGTATGCGACGATAGTAGTCAATACAAGTATATAAATATACTAAAGGATAATAATTATGATAACTATGTGTTAAAAGAGTATGACATGACAATAGATTATAATACTCTTGATGTAAGGATATTTTTAATAAAAAAAAAATATTTTATCAATTTTATCAAAAGGTACATTGAAGATAAGATTAATGCGAATATTGATATAAATATGACGTATTTTTATAATTCAATTATAATACATTTTGATAATGATGAATATGATATCATAAAAGAAACCGATAAAATTAAAAGCGAATATAATGAAATATCCAATAATAACGATATTATTATCTAATAATAATTTAGAGGATTATACAATTAGAATATGGCAGTAAAAAGCAGTTTTTTCAAAAGCGATATATTTATTATGATTTCAATAATATTCTTTTTATTATTAGCAATTGTTATTTTATTAGCGTATAATAAAAATAAAATAATGGAGACTTTTAAAAGCACTTCATATGATGATAACAAATATAGAATCGAGTATTATTATATGGACGGCTGTAGACACTGCGAAGATTTTAGCAAATCGAAAGTATGGGATAAACTTAGTAGCGAGTATAGTAATAATATAGAATTTAAAAAATATAATATGAAAAGTTGCAAGGATAGAATAGATAAATATGAAATTTCAGGATATCCCACGATAATAATAATAGATAAGAGGGATTCTGAGAAAAAATTAGAAGAATACAACGATGAAAGAAAATACGATATTATGAAGAATTTTGTGGAAAAATATATTAATATGTAAAGATGGAAGCAATTAGTGCGAGGACGCAAAAAGGTTAAGTAAATAGTAAATATAAGTATATAAGCCTATTAATAAAAATGTATATTAATAAAGGATATATTAAAAATGGGAGGCGGATTGATGCAATTAGTTTTAAAGGGTAATATGAGCGAATATATCACATTGCAACCACATATTAATTATTATAAATATGTTCTCAAAAAACATACTAATTTTTCTATGGAAACTATAGTAATTACTTCAACAGGTGATAGTAATGTAGGATTTAGAACATCAACATCTGAATTACGTATTAATTTTAAAATAAAAAGATATGCTGATTTATTATCAAGTATGTTTTTGACTTTTAAAATCCCTGATATATATTCCGATAATATATATAAGTTTAGATGGGTTAACAATTTGGGTTTTAATTATATAAGAGAGGCGAGTATTAGAATTGGTACAGTTAATATAGAAACAATATATGGCGAATGGATGAATATATGGAATGAATTGACAAGTAAAGATAATACTGAGTATAATAAATTGATAGGAAATATAGATGAATACGTTGCACCTTTCAATTTTGTTCCAAAATACAGAGTATTAAATAATAGACTTTACAATGTTACCTATCCTGTTTCAAGTTATGTAAAAACACCAAATATTCCTAGTATTAAAAAGAGGAAGATTCAAGTTCCTCTTAATTTCTGGTTTACAAAGAATCCTTCGTTGGCTCTTCCATTATTAAAATTAGAGAATAATGAAGTTGAACTGGACATTTATATAAACGATAAGGCTTTTGAGGGATTATATCAAGTTTGGAGCAATATATTAAATACTTATGTAAGTTCAACTATGTATAATCTTATACATAGACCAAATGTACCATTAAATATAACAGCATTTGTTAAACCAAGTGATGTTAATTTTGATGTAAATAATGAATTATTATGCACATATGTATATTTAGATAGTGTTGAAAGAAGTAGTTTACTATTAAATACTAATCAATTAAATTATATTATAAATACAGTTAAAAAAACACCAGCGATTACATTAAATGATAATCATACTTTAATAGATATAACGAACGCAAATCATCATATTAAAGAAATTATATGGATATCTAGACGAAGTGATTCTATAAGAAACTTTAATAATTATACGAATTATACAGCATCTCACGAATATAATGAGGGATTAGGAATATTAGAAAGAGCCGCAATATTATGGAATCGTGAAATATCGCGTGCGGACTATGATGCTAATTATTATAATCAAATACAGCCTTATAAATATCACACAAACATACCAAGAACAGGTCTATATTGTTATTCGTTTGCTCTATTTCCCGAAAAACAGATAAATTCAGGATCTTATGATAATACACAGATTACTACGTCATTATCTATAAATGTTAATACTGATGTTAAAAATGATGCTGTTTATAATTATATTAGCAATATATATACTCAAGTTCTTAATCAAAGTTATCCATTAAATTTCGAAATTTCCATATATGTATTAGAAATAAATGTTTTAACAATATTAAATGGAAGTGCTGGATTGAAATTTAGTTAATAATTAATATTTTTTATATTCTTTTATATTATTAAAAGTATTAATGGATTTATTTATATTAATAATAATAATCGTTTTTGTGTTAATAATAAAATATTTGATAGATACTATTAATTCCCTCAATGGCGAAATTAGAGAGATTAAAGATAAATGTATAGGAGAATCTAAGAATGGCAAGGATATAACATTTACTAAAACTACCGATAAACCTTATACTAATATTAATAATGATATAATCAAAAGTATTGTATATTTTAAAGATTATTTTGATAATAATAAATGATGTTATATATACAAGTATATAAATATATATAAATAATATAAGCGTTTATAATTAAATGCCTAGAAAAAGTAAAAACACGGATGTTAAATCTACAATAGATAAGAAAAAGGGGTTGATGAATACTATAGTAAAAGATGTTGTATTAGTTGAAAATGAAGATATTATATTGCAATTACCTATATCTGACAGCGATATAAATAAAATAAATATAACTGACGAACTATTAGAAGCACCAACTCCTTATGAACCTAACTGTTGTTATATAAATGAGACAAATTTTTATAATAATATTCAAGATAATTTAATAAAACAAGATAGCAATAAAGATAATAATATAGAATATAGCGATAATACTATTAAATCTTCAAATAATTGCTATTGGTGCTGTCATACAATAAAAGATAGAATTTATGGAATGCCATACAAATATAATAATATAACAAATACTTATATATTATTTGGAAATTTTTGTTCATTAGAATGTGCGAATGCTTATAACTTTTCATCTCATTGTGGAAGTGATAAAGTATGGGAAATAAACAGTTTAATACAAATGCTAAGTAAACATTTTGGATGTATTCGTCCTATACGTCCCGCTCCTTCGCGTTTTTTACTAGATATATTCAATGGACCTATGAATATAGAAGAGTTCCGTAAAGGTCATCATACAAATGAGAAAACACATATATTAAATCTTCCGCCTATGATAGCAACTACTTATAATTATGAAATTGTAAATACATCTTATCTCAAAAATATTACAGATAATATGAATAATAAAATTGAAACAAAAAAATATAAAAAATGATATAAGAACACAGATATTATAATTATTGTGAATTACATATTAATTATTAATAACAATGAGTGTTATAAATATCGTAGATTATACTGACAATACTCGCGATACTGAAGATAAGGAAATATATTTTTCAAAATATAGAGTATCGACTATAACTTGCAATGCGAATATTGGAGAAGATATTAATTTAAATTTAAGAATGTTATTTGATAACATTGTAATAATTGACAAGGATGATACTTGTGGTATAGTATGGGCTCAATATATGAAAGATGGAGATGATTTGAATAGAGGAATATATCCTAAAAAGAGAAGAAATAGTAAGAAAAACAAAATGAAGAAAAATAGATTTGATAATCAGGTTACTATAATATATAAAAATGATAAATATATGCCTAATGTAAAAATATTTAAGAATGGAAATATTCAAATTACAGGAATTAAAATTGTAGAAGATACAGAAATTATTGTAAATCATATTATTGATAATATTAAAAATATTTACAACAATATAAGTAATGATATTATAAATAACAGGGATGAAAATTATAAATTAAAATTGAAATATCAAAATTTTAAAATCAGGATGATAAATTCAGATTTTAAGGTATATTGCGAAGAGTCTTTGACAGTTCCATTTGGATTAAAAAGACGTGAAATACATAAGATATTTATTTGCGAATTATATAATAACAAGTGTTCTTTTCAGCCTGGAATATATCAAGGTGTTAAATTAGAATATTTCTGGAATAAATGTAATGATAAAAAGAATGGCATCTGTTATTGTCCTAAAAAATGTTATGGAAAAGGAAAAGGTGAAAATATCGGAGATTGTAAAAAGGTTACAGGAGCATTATTTGAAAGTGGTAGTATATTGATTACTGGCGGTGTATCATTCGAGCAAGTAGATGAGGTTTATAAATATATATGTGATTTCTTAATAAAACACAAAAATAATATAAAAAAAATACAACCAACTATATTGATTAATCAAGAAAATCAAGAAACAATTTAATAATAACATTATATATTAATTTCTTTTACACGTTGGTGTTGTACGCATATCTTTTTTTCCGTCTTTATTAACAAATTGAGGCATAGTATATCTTTCATCTTTTGTTCCATCATTCTTAATAGGAAATTTCAAATCTGTGGTTTTTCT